CACTCCGGCAGGAGCAGGGCCTGCATCCAGTGCGGAGGGACCGGCAAACAGATCATTGCGGGAGGTGTGGGGCAGTGAGCAAACGACAGAAAACCCTGTTCGCAGAGCCCCCGCCAGACGGGGACATCGAATACATCGGCCAGAAGCTGCACGGGGACTTCGCCGACTACATCCTGCTGGAGCCCGAGGAGGAGCCTGCAGATCTTGCCCCCGTCGAGGTGCGGTTAGTGCAGCCCAGGCCGGAGGCGAAGACGTGAGCACGCCAGCCCAGAGCAACCAGAACGCGGGGGCCGGGGAGAAACCATGCCCGTGGTGTGTGCTGTGGAACGCGGCGTTCGCGGCGAGTCGGTTGCCCGTCAATGCGCCTACGAATCTCTACATGTTCCATTACGAGAAGGTCTATCGATTGCGAGCGGCCGGAATCGACGTGATGGACGGTCTGGCCCGACGCGACACCGATTGCCCCGGCTGCCAGCGATCCGCTGAAATCCACCTCGGCGACGCCCTCGGCCCGGATCGGCGGGCATGGCGGGCGGAGATGTGGCAGATCAACCCCTCGATGCGGTTCATGATGCGGCAAGGTCCGAGCGATACTTTCCAGGAGGATGCAAAGTGAAGTGGGAACGATGCGGTACATACAGCACGAACGGGCGGTTGTTTGCGGTCCGGGTGACAGTCGGTGTAACGGAACTTCAATACGACGAGAAGCACATCCCGGCGAGCAGCAAGGACATCAGACCCGAGCATCGGCGGGAGATCATCGCGGTGATGCGGGGACTGGCCGAGCAGATTCATGAGGAGGGCAAGCGATGACGGAGCAACAACGAGCGCTGAAGCTGGCTGCAGATCGCATGATGGAATTGGATCTGGCATGGGACGAGGCATATGTGGCCCAAGAGGCGGCCCATGATGCATGGAAGGAGGCTGACAAGCTCTACGCCCGAATCGAGGCGGGCGACCCCGACGCGATCCGGCAGGTGTTGGAGGACCAGCGATGATCATCTTGCGGCGATACCAGCGATGCGACATCAACGGCGAGCGTTATCTCATGCTGGCGACAGTTCGGCGGCACATGATCCACGGCACGGAAACCGTGATTGAGTACACGGAGATCCGCCGAGTGATCGAGACCGAGCGCACAGTGAGGACGCAGCCGATCGCGTGCATGACCCCGGAATTGCAGGAGGCGGCGTTGAAATTTGCGCGAGTCATTTCGGAGGGTGAGCAGTGAGTGAGCCAAGACAAATCGCGTTGCTGTGCGACCAGGCAGACTTCGACGCCATTCAGGATGCCATCGCCCAGAGGCAGGCGATGCGGTGCATGCCGGACAACGAGGGAGGCAACCTAGCCGGGGCAACCATCGCCGAGATCTGCCGGGGGTGGATGGAGATGAAGACATTTGATTTCGACGATGACGGAGAGGAGTGGAAGAATGCTTGACCGTCCGTGGAATGTCGGCGATGTGATTCAAAATCCGCAGGATTGGCACGAAGAAAAAGGCTTCCGACTGGTCCAAAAAAAGGGTGAGCAATGACCGACCGCACCCTCTACACCGGTGTTAAGCCAGCCAGATCACCAGCCCCGACAGCCCAGCGTAATCGCCTTGTCGAGCAGATGCGCGAGACACACGGAGGCGGCGATAGCCGAGCCAAGATCGACACGGTGTTGACTCGGCTGCATGCCTTGGGGTTGATCCTTGCCGAGCACGATCCGGACAAGCTGCGGGCGTGGCGGCTGTCGCAGATGGAGCAGCTAGAGAGGCTGAAGGAGTGGAGGGAGTCGCCAGATACCTTCGGCGGATTGAAGAAACCCAAGAAAGCTTGACGACCTCGCGCCCGTCGCCCACAATCGCTAGAGGAGGTGCCGACATGGGAGCACAAGCGGTTGTGGGAAGTGAGGCAGGGAAACTGAGCGGCCACGATGTGCGGCGGGTGATGCTGCACGTCGTCCAGATGGCGGTGGGGACCGGGTTGACCGTGCTGGCCGAGAACCTCGGCGGTCTGGGACTGGGACCGTGGCAGCCGATCGCGGCGGTGGGTGTGACAGCGGCGATCGATCTGCTGAGGCGGTGGGCTACCAGCACGGCGGTTGTGCCGGTGGAGCCAAAGCAGTGAATACACTCGTCGGCGTGGTGGTCCTCGGGGTCGCCCTCCTAGCGCAGGTGGCTCCCGTGCTGGCGACCGTGGCCGACGGCGGTCAGAGCGGCGCGGCTGTCTCTCCCGGTGCCGTGTTTGAGGCATTCCGCGACGTCCTCAACGTCGGGGTGATCGGTGCCGTGATCTATGCCATCCGCTGGGCAGTGGTCAATCTCGGCCCCAAAGTCGTCGAGGCGGCGGATCGGCATAACAGCCTGATTGCCAAATTGGAGGGGGCGATTGACCGGCTGGAAGAGCAGCATCAGATGACACAACGGGACATCAAAGAACTTCACCAATCCTGTGCGAACTGGAAGCCCAAAACATGAGCCCTGAGTACGAGTTGCTTGCCCGCATTCAATCCGCAACCACTGAGGCGGATCGGGCATTGATGGCGGTGCCGTCAGTCGGGATTCCCCCGGCGTCGAATAACCCGAAGATCCAGCAAGCCGCACAGGAATTGCTGGCGAAGGCGATGGCATTGATCACCGCCATCATGACGATCGGCCCCCCGTCGCCTCTGGTGCCGACCCCTCCCCCGCCGAGCCCGCAGCCATGAACTGGCCCCGCCTGATCACACAACTGCTGTCCGTCCTGTCTGGCCTGATCGCCTCGGGGAACCTCGGTCGCCTCACCACGGCCGACGGCACCCCAGGAGAACTCGCGGTCTGGGCTGGCGTCCCCGCGCTGCTGGCTGCGGCTGGCGGTGTGGGGCAGGCGTTCCTTGGGGTGTCTGCCACCCCTGACAAGCCGGGATGTGCCGGACACAAACAGGTTTGTGACACGCTGTACCAGTTGGCCCTCGATGGTCAATGGGATCGGGCACAGGCTGTCATCGAGGCGTGGAAGAAGACGACGGCGGAGGCCAAGCCGTGAGACTCTTCGCCCTCGTCCTCCTGCTGGCGGTCCTCGGGTGTGCTCCCGTGCGAGACTCCTCGCGCGACACCGCCCCCCCGCCTGCACAGGACGAGGTCGAGCAGGCGGCCCGGGAGTTTCGGTTGACCCTGTTCCGCGAACTCTCCCAGCGTGCTGCCCGGACATCCGAGACCGACCCGGGGGACTGGGCGTCAGCGGCTGAGGCGTGGAGAGCGGAGCAGATCGAGGCTAGGCGGGTGGCGAACGAGCGGCTGGAGCGGGCGATTCTCGACGCGGCGGGGGAACAGGACAAATGGGATCGGGAGCGATGGCGGAGTGTGCTGCTGAGTCTCTCGCGGGGGTGGCAAGGTGAGTGACCGCTGGACCGTTCATCATGGCGATTGCCGCGAGGTGATGCGGACTCTCGACCCCGAGAGCATCGATAGCATCGTCACCGATCCGCCCTACGGTCTGTCGTTCATGGGCAAGGGGTGGGACCACGGTGTACCCGGCGTGGAGTTCTGGGCGGAGGCTCTTCGCATTGCCAAGCCGGGAGCCCACCTACTCGCGTTCGGCGGAACGCGCACCTATCACCGTCTCGCGTGTGCCATCGAGGATGCCGGGTGGGATATCCGCGATTGTGTGATGTGGGTGTATGGGTCGGGCTTCCCGAAGTCGCACGACGTAAGTAAGGCGATTGACCGGGAGGCGGGTGCGGAGCGGGAGGTGGTGGGCACAATCAAAAAGACGCCAAGCGCCGGCGGTGACAACACAAATGGCGGATGGGTGCGTCCGTGGGCAGAGGGTAAAACCACAATGGACATCACCGCCCCCGCCACCGAAGCCGCCCGCCAGTGGCAGGGCTGGGGCACGGCCCTCAAGCCCGCCTACGAGCCGATCATCGTGGCCCGTAAGCCACTGCGGGGGACTGTAGCAGGGAACGTGCTGGAGTGGGGCACGGGCGGGATCAATGTGGATGGGTGCCGGATTGATGGGGAGCCATGGAAGCCAGTCACCGCAACGGGACTCGGAAGCGTCAAGTTTTTCACGGAAGGCGATACGCCAGAAATCGACAAGCATCCGCATGCCCTCGGTCGTTGGCCCGCTAACTTCATCCACGACGGCAGCGAGGAGGTAACCGATCTGCTGGGGGATGCGGCGAGGTTCTTCTACTGCCCCAAGGCGTCGAAGCGGGATCGGGATGAGGGACTGCGGGCGTTCGAGGAACAAATTGCCGGTGGGATGTCTGGGCGACACGATGGAACAATGGGATCGGTGACCATGTCCCGCAACCATCACCCGACCGTAAAGCCAACCGACCTGATGCGTTACCTCTGCCGATTGGTCACGCCCCCTGATGGGCTGGTACTCGACCCATTCACCGGCAGCGGGAGCACGGGCAAGGCGGCGATTCTGGAGGGGTTCAGATTTGTTGGCTGTGAGTTGTCCGACGAGTACATTGAGATTGCACGGGCGAGGATCGGACACGCTGCCGGACAGTCGAGACAGAAGGAGTTGGCCCTAGCATGAGTGAGCACGGTCTAGGCTGCCTTGAACCGTCATCCGCCGAAGTGGACCGGGTGGCCTTCGTCTGCAGTGCTCCCCCGATTGTCACGGGCGACATCCCCGAGACACTGAACGCGCGGCGATGGCTGCGGGTTATGAATCAGGGGCCGCGTAATGCGTGTTCTGGCTGTGCGCTGCAACAGGCCCTAGAGGAATCCCGGCTGTTCGATCTGGCGTTCCAATCGCACCCGGAAGACCTATCGGCCCGGTTCTCGTACATCGCGGCGCTGGACTGGGCGCAGACTCTCCACCGTGGGGACAACGGCGTATCGATCGAGGCCGTTGTGATGGCTTCGAGGGATACGGGGTCAGTGCTGGAGAGCGAGTACCCATACTGGCGGCAGGGTGAGTTGTTTGAGACCGAACTACCATTGCATCTCTTGACACGGGCGAAACTCCACAGGGTTCAATCCGTCGCAAG